CTCTGACTGGTTAAACGATGACATTGTGGGGTTTTTGTTTGTCATTGATGGACTCGGGATTGGAGGTTGGGTGCTATGGGAAACACAGCTGGCAATAACCAATCGGCTGTTGCTTACGACTACCAGCTTTTTAATGTCGTTCTTGACAATACTGCAATTCCTGACCTCGATATCAACTGGAATCTACTCAAGTTGGATCAGCAATGCGATCATAACAGCCTTCGTGCTGATTCTGGCGCGAAGGAGTGACAGCCGTGACAGCAGCGATAACTAAAATTATTGTCAGTTCTGCTCCATACATTGCCGGTATTACTTCGGCTCTGATCGCTTTTCTGACCTACCGCGAGGGTAAACGGAAGAACAGGCATGATGAGCTTGAGGACATGAATGACAGATTACGTGCAGAAAATGACCGCTTGAGGCGTGAAAATGAGCGTCTCAGAAAGGAGTCCGGTAATAAATGAGAAAACTATATCTTGGCAACGGTGATAAGCAGTTCAAATTTGCCGATACCACAACTGAAATACATCTGAACGCGTTTGATGATGGCAGTGCAGCAACCCTCACAAATGATGCGAAAGTCAGAATCAAGAACGAATCCGGATATTTGCTGGGTATAAGTGCCAGTATCACGGACAACCATGCTGTCATCACTAGTGGCCAATTGGCTCAGTTGCCAGTAGGAAGCTACTTGTTAGAACTTTGGAATCCCATTTCCGGCGGTACAGCAATCTACCCTAGTGACGGATTTCTAGCATTGCAAATCAATGAAAACGTCACTGGGCTTTCTGGTGGCCTCGTCAGCAGCATTACAGTTGATGACTTTATTCAGCAGTTCAGCAGTCTGAGCGAACAGCTGAAACAGCAAGTTGCTGATGCTATTGCAAATGGTCTCAAAGGTGATAAAGGTGACGATGGCCTATCGGCTTACCAGATTGCAGTTATCAATGGCTATCAGGGATCGCAATCAGATTGGCTAGCTTCTCTCGTTGGTGCCAAAGGCGACAAAGGCGACAAAGGTGACGCTGGTAAAGATTTCCGCATCGTGAAGACCTTCCCATCAATTGCCGAGATGAATGGTGATGGATTCTCTGACGGTGATTTCACCATGATTGCTAGTGATGTCAATGATCCAGATGACGGCAAGCTGTATGTCTGGAACGGCACCAGTTTCACCTATATTGCCGATCTAAGCGGATCGCAAGGCATCAAAGGCGACAAAGGCGATACTGGAGATAAAGGTGACAAAGGCGACACTGGAGATCAAGGCATTTCTGCATATCAGGTTGCCGTTAATGCTGGTTTCTCTGGTGGCGTCAATCAATGGCTTGCCTCTCTTGTTGGTGCTAAAGGAGATAAGGGCGATAAGGGTAATGATGCCGTTATTAGTGTTATTTCACAATCAGATTATGACGCCTTAACTGACAAGTCAGGCGTTTACTTTATTGAGGGGTGATTGAATGCCAACAATCAATGGCAAAGCGTGCATTATAGATGGCAAGCCTGTGGACAAGGTATATAGCAATGGCCGACAAATATATGGAAGAAACCTGATTCTAGATAGTGCCAAGGAGATATCATCAGCAGGCAATGGGAAACAAAACCAAGGGCTTTGGTGGAACATCTATAACTTCAGTTTTGGGAACATCACAAATACCCCAGCTAAAGTTGGTGATTCAGTTACTTTTTCAGCTGATGTTTTGGTAACCGGGACGTCACCATCAGGGACCTTCCAATTTCAATTTAATGACACTCCTTGGTTTAACTTAGGACTTATTAATTTTAATATTTCTGATTTTGCAATTGGAGAAAAGAAGCGTGTTACCATTTCTACAACGGTGTCTAGCAGTTGGCTAACATCAACTAATCAAGCAAATGGGATTAGGGTACGCATGGACAACGTGCCGACAACTATAACCCTAGCTGTATCAAAATGGAAATTTGAGGTTGGGAATACCCCTACCACATGGTCTCCGGCGCCAGAAGACGTCGTGTAATTTAGAAAGGAAAACACAAATGAATAATTGGACAGAACTTTTGGTATCACTTGCAGTAGCAGCAATCCCAATCATTGGGGCTTGGATCTCAAAACAATTGCTGGCTAACAAACAGGCGCTGACTTTGGTAAAGGTATTAGGCCCATTGGCAAACGCAGCCGTAACGGCGGCAGAACAGCTCGGTGTGACACAGGCGATTGACGGTGCGGTCAAGAAATCGACTGCCATTCAAGCAGTGAAAGACGGATTGAAGTCGCTTGGTTTCACCAGCACAGACGAGCAGACAATTGCCAACGCAGTTGAAAAAGCTTACGCGGATTTGAAAGACAGCCTAGCAGAAACCTATCCACAAAAGACAGTTGATCAAGACAAGGTAGCTGCCGCAGCTCAGGCGACCGCAGATGCAGTTAAGGCTCAACTGGCACCGGATTCTGTTGCTCCACAGCAATAAGGAGGGCACCATGAAATTTAAAACTAAACTCATCACCTTGGTAGTCGCCTTCTTGGCGGCTATTTCTTTTCCCTTGCCAACGCAGGTGAATGCGGCCAAGGGAGATCAGGGGGTCGACTGGAGCCGGTGGCAAGGCGCTAATGGTGTATTTGGATATTCCACTGACAAGTTCGGGATCTCTCAAATCGGTGGCTATAGCGGCTACGGCACATATGAGCAAACCACATATAAGACACAGGTTGCTTCTTTGATTGCCGCTGGCAAGCGAGCACACACCTATATCTGGTGGCAGAATATCGACAACACGAATTTGGCCAAGCAAGTGCTAGATCATTTCTTGCCTGAAGTTCAAACGCCAAAAGGATCGATTGTTGCGCTTGACTATGAGGCCGGATCAACCAACACGGCAACTTTGCTGTGGGCGCTTGATTATATCCGCGATGCTGGCTACACACCAATGCTGTACGGTTATAAAAGTTTCTTGATGAGCCATATTGACTTGTCACAGATTGCCAGCCGCTATCAGTTATGGCTTGCTGAATATCCTGATTACAATGTCACTACCGTGCCGAATTATGGCTACTTCCCAAGCTTTGACAATGTAGGTATCTTCCAGTTCACTTCAACTTATCGTGCTGGTGGACTTGATGGCAACGTTGATCTAACCGGCATCACTGATTCAGGCTACAACGGTAGTACGACGACTGACAGCGGCAAGACCTACGTCAACCCATCAACCAACACACCGGCAACCAAAGCAGGTCAGCAAGCCAACAACACCACACTTAGCCAGATCAAAGTAGGTGATAGTGTTAAGGTTAACTTCGGCACAACCCGTTGGGCGAATGGTGTCTCAATGCCTAGCTGGGTTCAGGGCAAGACGTACACTGTGCAGCAAGTATCTGGATCTAACGTGTTGCTTGGTGGCATCATGAGCTGGATTAACCGAAGTAATGTTGAGCTGCTGACAACGACTAGTGTGCCATCAGTAAGCTATGGCTCTACCTACACCGTCCAATCTGGTGACAGTTGGTGGTCGATCGCCTACAAATACGGCATGAGCATGTATACTTTGGCTTCTAACAACGGCAAGACCATCAACAGTGTCATTCACCCCGGAGACGTTCTCCGAGTATCTGGCGCAAGCTATTCAAGCGTAGCAAGCCACATGTATTATACGGTCCGCTCTGGTGACAGCTTCTGGAGCATTGCCAGCAAGTACGGCATTAGCATGTACACACTGGCAGCCAACAATGGTAAGTCAATCTACAGCCTGATCTACCCGGGCGAAAGCCTATACATCAGGTAAAAGGAGGAATCGAAATGGATGATTACACACTATTACCAGAAGATGGCATTTACAGTCTATCTGACCTCATTGAGCTATTGAAAAAGTTTCCTCCCAATGCGACCGTGCATGTATGCGGGAATCTTGAAGATAGGCCAGTTGAAGAAGGATACAATATGACCTACGATCCAACAAGCAATTCGCTTGTATTCATGGGCGACGTTGCAATGATTGATTAGATTGGTCCCAAATGCGTGTTTGAATCAAACACGCAAAAAGTCCTCTGCTCGCTAACGCGGGTGGAGGGCTTATTTTTGTTGCTTTGAAGCACGGGCATAATGCTGTAAAATAAGATAGTAAGCAACTAAATATTTTAGTCAGCCTGTAATACCTTGTCGTTCTGCCTCCCTTGCTCAGGGAGGCTTATTTTTGTGCACAAAATATGCACAAAATGTGGTTTTCTACTATTGTATATACGTTTGTTTTCGCACTTACTCTCCGTTTTTATGCTTCTAGATGCTT